GAAAACGATCGGCTGAACCCCAACGCCGCCGGGTTTTGGATAAACGCCCGTGCACTGATGCGCGCATTCCCTGTCGCCGTGAGCGCCGCGCCGACGGGAATCGCCAGGAGTTGCGCGCGTGCCGGCGAGACCGTGCCGCCGCGGCGGAGGACACCCGCATACCCCTGCGTCGCCGAGACCTGTAAGTCTGCGCCGTCGCCGCGTGGCACCAGGCGTGACCGCACCGATCGCGCGAGACGACCCGATCGCATCTGCAGCGTCCCGCCCATCAGCTCCGCCCGCATCGCGCGCTCGGCGGCGGGCTGCATGGCGCGCAAGGCCGACACGAGCGCCGACGGGAATGATCGCGAGACGTCCTCCATCGTCCTTGCGACCTCGCCGGCGTTCGTCGTGACTTCAAGAGAGATCACGGAATTACCCTAATCCTCGGCGCCGCCATTGGTTGAGGACGTCCCACACGAACGCCGGCCAGACCGATCGCGGGGTGTAGTGGTGCCCCTGCACCGTCATCGTGCTCGAGGCGCCGGCGCCGACATCGTCCACCTGAAATTCGAATCGTGTCATCTGGAGACCCACTCGGGAGATGTCCCGCGGAATCGTCACGGCGTCTTGGGCGCCATAGCCGGCCGCATACGCCACCGCGACATTCCCGAATCCCTTGGTGAACACATCCCCGTAGAGGAGACGCAACCGACCGCGATCCGCGACCAGGGTGTAGGCCGTGGAGAGGATGGTCTCGGCGGCCTGGCCCTCCGCGCGCGTAATCGTCAGGGACGTGAGCCCGCCGACGACCGGCGCGTGCAGGAGTTGCAACTCGGCGCAGCCATCGCCGTCGAGCACCTCGCTCACCCCGCGGGTCACGAACTGGCGCCCCGTGTATTTGTCAATGAACGCGCTGACCGCGTCCGCGATTTCTTCGATCCTCGTGTCGCGCCCCGTTTCCGCGTCCGGCACGCCGAGCGCCGCCTTGACCACCGGCAACGACCAGATCGTGTGGACGTGCGTCGACATGGGGCATCAGGCGGATCGGCGCGCGGGCGGCAGCACGGCCGCTTCGGGGCTCTCGGTCACCGCCGCGTCCGGCGCCACGTCTTTGACCACTTCCGCGCGGGCCGTGCCATCCGGTCGCCGCTTCAACCAGGCCCGCATCTCGGCGGTGAGTTTGGTGACCTCGACCACCTGGCCCTTGAGAAAGGGGTACCCCGGCTGCGCCGATTCCGTCACCTCGAGAAACCGAATCCGCATCGTTACGCTTTCGCCGCCTTGGGTGCTTTGGCCTTGTCCGCTTTCGCCTCCGCCGGTTCCCCTTCGGCCGATGGGCCGACCGGCGCCGAACTGCTCGGTCCCTCGTCTCGACGGATGTCGATGCCGTTCCCGCGCACGTCGCCGCCAGCGGCGGTGCAGGCATCCAGAAACGCCTGCACCTGCGCCTTCAGCGCCACGGCGGTGGCATGATCCGTCGCCACGACTACGCGGAGATCCGCCTTGAACTGCGCCATGACCTACGCCGTCCCTTCCGCCGGCGCAAACAACCGCACGACGCTCGTGTTGGTCGGCTGCGAGAAGTTCGAGGTCCGGCCGCGGTACTTGATGACGACCAGGGTGTCGATCGTGGTCGTCGTGCCGCGGGTCACGCGAAACTTGAGGTACCGCTTGATCGGCCGACGAATGTCCAGAACGAACGGGGTCGCCGACGCGCTGTCGCCGACCTTTGAGCCGGCGAGATCCGCGTAGGAGCCACCCGAGGCGTCATCCTGGCGCGCGCGCAGGTTGTTGTTGGTGGCGATCGACCCGATCTTGCAGATGCAGATCGCACCATCCCAGCCGGCCATGTCGACCGCCGCCGAATCGATCGTGCTGGTCCCGGTGGCCGTCGGCGCTTCCGCCGTGATGTGCCCGATCTCGCTGAGTACGCCTTGCATGGTGCCTCCACTGGTCCTTCGAAAAGGGCGCATCCCCCGATGAGATGCGCCCGGTCTCGTCTGTACGCCGGCGGCGTTAGCCCTGAAGGTGATGCTTGACCGGGTCCGTGCCAGCGTCGAGCAGATCGCCATCGTGCCGGCTGAAGGCCAGGAACGCGACCTGGTGATATTCGGCGAACCGCTCATCGAGCCGGAGCAGGGTGATGTCGCGCACGTCGCGGATCAGGTACTTGCTCAGGTCACCGAAGATGATCGACTTGACGCCGGTCGACGGCGCCGTCATCGACTGATTGATCGTGTAGGGGTACCCGAAGATGGTATCCGGGGCCCCGGCCACCATGCCCGGCTGCCAGAGCGGCGCGCCCGCCGTGTCGCCGGAGTACTGCGGAATGAGGATCTTCCGAACCATCTTCAGCGCGGCATCCGACATCATGAATCGGGCGTTCGTGCGATACGCCGGATCGATCGAGTGGACCAGGTCCATCATGAAGCTGAACGTGGTCGTCGCCGTGAGGGAGGTGGCCGTCACGCCCAACGAGGACGCCGTGACGATCCCGTTCGGCTTGCTCGAGTTGTCGCCCGTGGTGAAGTGGTCGTTGGTGATCCGGCCGATGCGCTCGCCGAGGGCGCGCCCGATGAACTCGGCCACGTTGAGCGAGCTGTCCTGCAGGAACTCCACCGACACGAGCACGTACTTGCTCGTGTACTTGAACGCGTTGAGCACCAGCTGCCCGAACGTGATGCCCTGTTCGGACGCCGGCGAATTCTCCGAGAGGATCGCGCCCTTGTTGGAGGTGTCGTCGGAGGTAGGGATGGGCAGATCCGCGCCGGAATCGGTGCGGATGATGGTCGCGACCTGACGCATGCCGCCGAAGGCCAGCATGGAGACTTCGAGGGCCCGCATCGCTTCATCGGGCACCGTGTAGCCGCCGACCGACCCGGACGTCGTGCCGAGCGCGGCGCGCTCTTCCCACGCCTTCAGGTCCTCGGCGCGGAGCGACCGCGGGGCCACCCGTGGCAGTTTGAAGGTGAGCGCTCGCTGGTCGAGATTGAGCCCGCACCGGGCGCCCGCCTCGCGCATCTCCTGGGTCCGCTCGATGTCGCTGCCGGCCAGGAGCCACGACCGCATCGCATGGAGTCTATCGTCGGACGTGATGCGCCCGACCCCGCCCCGATGCTCGTGCCCGCGCTGCTCGGGCTGGGACGGCTCCGAGCGGCGCCCCGCCGACTGCTCGAGGCTGGACAGCACATCGGCTTGCCGTTCCTCTCGCTCGATCTGTTTGCGGAGCTTCTCGATGTCGACGTGAATGGCCTCGAACTGCTTCTCTTCCTCAGCATTCACGTCGCGGTTTTCGGTCCGCGCTTTGGCGAGGATCTCTTCGGCCTGGTCCGCCAACCGCTTGCGCTCGGTGCGAAGTTCCTGAATCGTCATGAGCTTGTTCCCTTTCGCGCTCTCGCCGTGGGAACGGCCCGACCGATTCACAAAGGAAAAGGGCGCAGCCCACAGGCGAATCTGGTTCGCCAGTGAGCCGCGCCCTTCCCAGAGGCCGCCGCGCACTCTCTTGTCGCCGGTGTGGCGCAGAGGACCCAGCCTCCCGCCGCATCGGCTCATGTCTCGACGATTAGGGTAGAGACCTCATGAGGGTTTTGGACCACGAAATACCGGACGGTCACGATAATCCGAGACATATTCGTTGACCGCCTCGCGAATCACGTCCGCGACGTCCGTTCGATTGTCACGGGCGACGTGCTCGAGATCGCGCCGCTGTTGCGGCGTCACCCGAATCCGAATCGCGTCGGTCGCCGGTTCACCGAAGAGTGGAGGGCGTGCCACTGGACGCCTCTATCGCGCGAGTTGGGTCTTGTGCCATCGGCGCCACCAGTCCAGGGAATGTCTCGGTTTCTGCGTGGCCTGAAAGGCCGTCAACGACCGCACGGCCACCGCGACGTCGGTCTGCGGATAGGCCGGGAAACTCACGATGGAGACCTCGCGAATTTCCATGTCCATGACCTCGCGCACGGGCTCACCGTCCTCCATGTGCCAGTCATCCTCAAGCGTGCGGAAGGCGAACGACATCCCGGAAATGTCGCCGCGTCCGACCGATTCCATGAGGTCGCGCGCGACGGTCGTATTCGGCGGGTCGATCGTGGCCTTCAGACCCCGCCCATCTTTGCGGAGCTCTAACGTGCCGGCGCGCGTGCGCCCGATGATCTTGGACGGGTCATGGTCGATGAGCGCCCGCACGTCCAGAGCGTCCTTCAGCGTGCGGGTCACCGCGGACGGGAGAATGCGCTCCCGGAACCCCCCGAGATCGAGGGAGAGTTGATTGAAGACAATCGCATACCCGCGGAGCTTGCGATCATCGGCGTCCGCCCGTAATTCGCCGAGCGAGACGCGCCGCTCGAGCCCCTCACCTGGTGGTCGTCCGGACATACGTCACCGCCTCCTGTAACACCTGATCGGCGATATGGTCGGCGCGGTCAGTCTCCCAGCGCCGCAACACCGTCTCGAGTGATTCATTGACGTCGCCAGCCTCGGTCTCCAGCACGAGGCGCAACTGTCGCCGCGACTCCGCGACATGCTGCGCCGCCATCGCCGCGGCCACCTCGCCCGGGTCGGCCTCCGACTGCATCCAGGCGAGATGGGCGCGCAGCGGGGCCAGAAACGCCATCCGGCAGACGTCCTCATGGATGGGATAGAACGTCTCGATCCAGCGCCGCAGCTTCTCGGGCGTGGCCTGGGCGCGTCTGGCTCGGTCGGCTTCGATCCTGAGGAGTCGGCCCGCAGCATCCACGAACAAAGCCCGATGCGCCGCGACGACCGAGGAGACGCGGGCCGCCTCCGACGCGCGGTGCGACTCGAGCTCGGTGAGAATCTGCACCCTGGCCTCTGTGGCCGCCTCGCGCGCCCGGAGGGCCTCGTCGGCCACCGTCTGGGCGCGTTCGGCCGCCGCCGCCGTGGCGGCACTCTGCGCTTCGGCCTCCGCCAGACGCGCCACGAGGGCGGCTTGTTCCTCCAAGGCCAGCGCCCGATTCGATCGGATGTCCTCGTCGAGCCGTTCACGCAGCGCGACGAGCTCCTGCTGGGCGGTGTCCGCCGCCAGGAGGGCCGCCCTCGCGCGCGCGTCGGCCTCGGCCTCCCGGTGCGCGGCCGACTCGGCCTCCCGTGTCGCCTGCGCGAGCGCCGCCTCGTGCTGGGCCGTCGTCGCCGCGCGGGCCGCTTCAAGGGCGTCGACCTGTGCCTCCAGGGCCGCGAGGCGCGCGGTTGTCTCTTCCACCCGGGCCTGCGCCGCCTGCTCCCGTTCGGCCAGCACGGCGCGTTCCGTGGCCGTCAGGACGGCGTGCTGTTCGACCAGCGCGCGGGCCTCGCGCTCGGCCGCCGCTTCGGCTCGTGCCTCGTCCTGGTGCCGGTGGGCTTCCATCAGGCGCTCGTTGAGGTCGGCGAGGATGGCGGACCGGTCGTCGTCGTCCTCCTCATCGTCCTCCTCCGGTACCGGCGGTGGCGCGGGGGCCGGAGGCGGCGGGGCCGGGGCGACCTGCTTGTCGATGACTTCATCCATGCGACCCGCCGGCACCATGTTCAACGGGACGAGGTATTGCTGCCCTGAGCCATCCGGCAGCGGGTTCATGTTTTCCTTTTCGCGCACGTCGTCGGCCGACAACCACCCCCACTGGCGCCCGACCGCATACGCGGCGTAGCGGCTCGCGATGTCCCCGCGCAGTAACCCGTCGACCAGGTGCTCGGCGAACTGGATATTGCGCTCCGTCGGCGCCACCAGTTTCCGGTTTAGCTCCTGTTCCCACCGGACTAACCACGGGCGCAACGTGTCGGTCACGAACTCGATCGACTGCTGTTCGATGTTGCTGAAGGTGGCCCGCTCGAGGTCCCGCAGCTTGTGCGGCGGGATGTTGAACCACCGGCACACGTCCGCGATCTGGAACTTCCGCGTCTCGATGAACTGCGCATCGTTGGGCGGGATGCCCGTCCGCTTGTACTGCATCCCCTCTTCAAGGATCAGGAACCGATGGGCGCGATCGACGCCCTGATGCCGCGCTTCAATGGCCTGACGCAGGTTCTTCTGGGCAATCTCGCCGAGCTGCTTGGGATGCTCGAGCACGCCGCCGAAGGTCGAGCCATTCCCGAAAAACGTGCCGCCGAACCGTTCCGCCGCGAGGCCCAACCCGATGGACTCGCGCGCTTTCCCGATCACCGAATAGCCGCATGTGCCGTCGTACCCCAGTCCGGGGATATGCAGCATGTCGATAGGATCGAAGAGCACATCGCGGCCGGTGACGTCGGCACTCCGCACGCGGTACCGCAAGCGCAGGCCGGCCGACTCGCGATACGGCGTGACGCGGTCCGGTGGAAGCGGCCAGAGCGCCACCGGCCGTCCAGATCCATCCCGCTCAATCTCGGCGTAAGCGTTGCCCCACAGGAGCACGTGCGCCTGGAGCGTTTCCCGGAAGACGAGCGCCGTCATCTCGGAATTGGGCTCATCGTGCAGGAGTCGGTACAACGGATGGCGCAGTAAGCGCTCTTTGCCGCCGGTTGGGAGCCGTTTGTAGAGAATCAGCGGCAATGAGGCCACTTGAGAGGCAATCACGGAGACGGCGGCCCAGATGGCCGAGTACGTCAGCGCAGTGTGCTCAGACACGGCCACGCCGGTCGTAGTGGGTGGCGCACCGAACAGCCGCGCGATCTCCGGCGAGTTGGCCGTGATCGGCCCGACCCACGTCCCGCGGACTTCCGCGATCACCCGCCGCATCCACGTCGCCATCAGGCCCATCAGCTAGACCTCCACGAGACCCCGCGTCGCGTAGACGGACGGGGGGTCGACCTCGCAGCGCGACACCCGGTCGAGCATCATCACGAGCGCGACCATCGGGTCGATCTTCTTCGCCGAGTTGGTCGCCGGCTTCACGAGCTTTTCATTCTGCGCGCCGTCGAAGACGGACTCGCAGTTGTCAGCCGCCCACCGAAGAATCGGATGGCCCCCATGATGCAGCCCGCCGAGGAGCTCGAGCCGGCGGAATTCGGCCATCGCGGGCCCCTGCCCCGTGAACGTCTGCCGCATCGGAAACACGGTCAGGCCTTCAGCCGTGAGATGGTTCGCGACCTGTTGCCCCTGGAAGAGATGGTCGATGTTCAGCTCGCGCAGGTCGAAGCGCTCGGCGTCAGCCAGAATCGCCGCCTCAATGAGGTCGTAATCGATCGCTGACCCTGGCGTGACCTCGAGCCAGCCCTCCTCGACCCATTGCCGATACAACGCCGCGTTGGGGTTGGTCTTGTCGAGAAGGCGCTCCGCCGGTACCCAGCAGCGCGCCGCGACATCGACGTTCGTCACATCGTCAGGACACGTGCGCCCATACACGACCGCCGAGATGTCACTGCGAGACGATAGATCCAGCCCACCGAAGACGACGCCTCCGGCGAAATCCTCCGGTCGGAACGGTTCGTCATGCCCGGCCTGCGCGTCCCAGACCTCGAGGTCGATCGAGCGCGAGATCGGCCGGTTCCAGATGTTCAGCCGATACCGTTGGAACTTCGCCGCGGCGGCGGGCGACTGCTGCGCGGCGAGACATTCCTCGGCGAAGATCGCTTCGTCGATCGTCACACCGAGGCTCGGATTGGTCTTGCGCCAGGTCGCCGGATCCTTCCAGTCGTCGTGCGGGCCCGGCTCATACACGACGGCGAGGAACGCCCAATCGTGGATCCGGTCGTCCGCTACGCCTTTCGCATAGGAATACTGCTCCCAGCCGATGGATGTCTCGTCGTAGACGCCGGCGGTCGAGACCACCAGGTAGAGCGGCTGATCGCGCGCGGCCCCGGCGTACTGCATGACGTCCCAGAGGTTGCTGCGCTTCCACGCGTGGAGCTCGTCGAGCACAACCCCATGCGCGTTGAGGCCTTCGCTCTGTTCGGCATCCGCCGAAAGCGCCTGGAGCTTGGCCGCCATGCCAGGAAAGGCGATCGTCTTCCTCGAGTCGACGAGTTGCAGGCGCTTCCGAAGGTCTGGCGACTGACGGACCATGTTCGCCGCCTCGCCGTAGATAATGCCGGCCTGGCCGCGGTCGACGGCGCCGGTGTAGACCTCGGCGCCCGGCTCACCGTCCGCCGCCAGGAGGTACAGCTCGATGCCGGCGGCCAACGTGCTCTTGCCGTTCTTCTTCGGGATCCAGATCCCACCGCGGCGAAATCGCCGCGTGCCATCGGCGCGCTTCCAGCCGAACAGCCGCCGTAAGAGCCGGTCTTGCCACTCGAGCAGCGTGAACGGCTGACCGGCCCAGCGTCGGCCCTTCGAATGGCGCAGAAACCGCGTGAAGAAGTCGACGACGTGCTGCCCGGCGTCCGCATCGAACCGGCATCCGCCCTCGAGCACGGCGCGCACGTCTTGCGCGTCCGCAATCCAGGACGGATCCCAGCCCTTGGCCTTCGCCCGGCGCCGCGCCTTCGTCCAATCGCTACTCGTCAGTGCCGACACGGGTCGTCCGCTCTCGGTTCAAAAACGCCGTGAACTCATCCGCCCTCGGCGCCACCGCCGCCGGCTTGTCGCTGGTCTTCAGTTTCGGCGCCGTCGGGTCCAACGGCATCGACAGCGAGGCGCGGTCCGCCGGCGACAGCCCGAACAGTGCCGCAAACTTCCGCATCTGCTCGGCGGCATCCCGCGCCATCTTCACGATCGCGTGCGGCTGCTGAAACCCGTTCGGCGTCTCGACGAGCTCGCCATCGACCTTCCGCGCGAGCAGCTCGAGCCGGCGCTCGTACCGCATCCACCGCGCGGCCGCCGTGCAGTACGCCGCGAACTGCAGCACGTCCAGATCCGTCAGCAGCCCCAGACGCGTCAACTCCGGCGTCCGCGCGCGCCACTCCGCCTTGGCGTCCTTCGACAGCCAGGTCGGCGGCTGCACCGCGACTGCAGACGTCTGCGGTTGCGGTTCCACGTGCCCGCGGCGGCGCTGTCCCGGGTTCCCCCGCAGCTCGTTCAGCGCCGTCGGTGTCCGTTTTGGCCCTCTTCGGCCCACAATCACGCTCCCTTTGCGAAAACCTGCAGGCACGCGCACGTGACCGCGAGCGGTCTACCACTTGCGAGTTCCGTAGCGATTTGATCCCCCCCGGCCCCACGATTGGTCGCGCGCGGTGCGACTCGAGTGATGCGCATGACAGAAGGCGCGGAGGTTGCTGTCGGCGTCGGCTTGCTCGCGGGACCAGCCGAGCCGATGGACTGCGACCTCGAGCGAGACGACATGGTCGACGTCGACCGCCGGCTCATTGCAGCTGCTGCAGGTTGGATGCGAGGTGAGGAACTCCGCGCGTCGTTTGCGCCAGGGCCGGTCGTATCCACGTTGGGCGGCGCTGCCTCGCTGCTGTTCGTAGGCTTGAGCATGAGCGGCACACAGCCCCCCACGATGGGTCGCTCGACGGGGACACCGAGGGGCCCGACACCCGGGGCGCAGGAGTTCAGGCATGCTGCGCCACTGGAGGCCGTGAGGAGATACACGAGTATCGAGACAGCTGGGCGCACCTGGCTCTTGAGGATGCGCGCACGCGAGGTGCGTTGTCCAGCCGACTACGACGCATTACGACTTGATGCAACGGAGTGCAACGGACCATCGGGGTCATGACGGCCTTCTCGCTCCATCCACGCATCGAGCCAGAGCACACGAAACCGGAACCGTCCACCGATCCGGACGGACTGGAGAGCGCCCTCTCGAGCGGCGCGGCGAATGGTTTCAGGGGACACGGAGCAATGCTCGGCGGCGTGTTTGGGGTCGAGCCAGGTCGGCGTTCCACCAGCAAGCGGCACACTCACCACTCCTGGAAGAGCAGCCCTTGCGGGAGGGACTCTGCGCGGGCGGAGACCTCGTCGTAGAGCTGCTCTTCGACCTCGATGTGCACGCCTGGCGGGCGCCCGTCTGGCGCGTAGACCTTGCGTGCGTAAATCTGCGTCACCTGACTGTCGTCGTGATAGGCGACGCCTGACAGTGCGTCGCAGACCGCGCGGCACAACTTGTCGATGTCCGGCTTCTTCGTGTGGGTCACAACTCGCCGCTGCAGTGACTTCGGTCGCGTCAGCTGAAACACCACTCGGAGAACCACGGCTCCGCCGAGCTGTCCGTCTTTCGCGACGTGTTGTTGAGCGGTGTAGGCGACGAGGTCTCGCCATTCTTTGAGCCGAGGATTGTCTGACGTCACCCTTGGAAACAGCGCGCCGCGTGGCATGAAGGCGCGGGCGCTGCCTTGCGGCTGCGGCATGCCGATCACGCTGAACGCGACGAGTCTAGGCGCGATCGTCTCGCTCATGAAGGAGGCTCCGGCGCCAACGCCCAGACGCTCGGCTGATTGCTCCGTGCGCGTTCCACGCAGACGACCTTACCGGCGCGCTCGAGGCGCTGCAGGGTGTAGCGGATCTCCCTGGCGCCGAGGCGATGACGGAGCGCGGTCGCGTCCATCTCGCCGACCTTGAGGGCCGCGAGGATGCGGACGCCGAGCGGCGCCAGGTGATGCCGGATCATGACGCGGCGTGCTCCTCGGTGGCGCGGCGCTCTCCGTCCAGGTCCACGCCGGCGCAGTCGCTGCCGACGCGGATCCCCTCGTCGAGCCAGTCGACAGGCTCACCGCCGAATTGATAGACCAGCATGCATCCGCAGAGGGAGCAGTACTGGGCTGTCTTCTCAGGGTCGTCGTTGACGAATCGCTTCTCGCCGGCGACGTGCATCCACGCCAGGATCGCCGGGATCGTCACGCCGGTCAGTTGCGACCCGTCGAGCACCGCCGCCTCGCAGCGCTTCACGTACTCGGCGATCTCGTGCCGCTGCGTGTAGTCGAGCGCGTCGAGCTGCTCGCGCGTGAGCACGAACCGCGCCCGCTTCAGGCGCTCGATGAGCGCCGGCGTGTTGGCCTCGCGATCGGCCTGCAGCATGGCGTTGCGCTCCGCCTCCGCCTGGTCGGCGGAGAACGGCAGCGACGGCTGGCCGGTGCCGCTGCTGATCTCGGCGACGACCGTCTGTAGGCGCGTATTCGCGGCGTCCACTTCGGCCTGCGCGCGCTTGCGGCGATCAGTGGCGCGCGCGAGCTCGGCGTTGGCCGCTTCGCACCGGCGGAGGGCCTCGCGGAGGCGTTCGCGCTCGTCCTCGTTCACGACTGGATGGAGGACCGGCGGCGTTTCTGCAGCTCGCTCCTGCTCGAGCACCGCGGCGGCCTGCTCGATGACGGTCGGCTCGGTCTGCGTGGCTTGGACGGACGCGGCCTCCTTCGGGTGGCGCACCGCGTGCGACCGCGGTTTCTTGCCGCGCATCTGGCGCTCGGCGTCGTGGTCTTTCCCGTTCGGATTGCTCTTCCGTGGACTCATGCGGTACGCCTCCTTCTGGCGTGTTCTACCCGGCGATCTTGCTCACGGCGTTCCTCGACGATCGTCGTGATGCAGGCGTTGTAATTCAGGCAATGCGGATCATGGGGACAGCGACCGTGGACGCGATCGCGAATCTGGACGGCCTGCGCACGCTCGGCTCGGCTCACCTTCCCCGTCTTGGCCTTTTGGGGTGGCGTTCTCTGGCGGATCGCTGCCTCCACCGCAGCCGTCAGCACGTGTGGGGCGTAACTGATTTGGGCCTTTGACGCGCGTATCTTCACGGCATCGCATAAGGCGTCATCCATCGCGGCGAGGTCAGGGTCTCGGTCGATGACGTCGTGAGCAACGCGAATCAGCACGCTAAGGTTCCCGTCAGGGCTCGCGTCCCGGGCGAGGTCCACACGTCGCGCGGCGACAGCCGCGCTGCTCTCTGCTCTATTTCCGAGGACGGGAACGGGAACGGGAACGGGATCGTCGTGATCGGGTACTTGATTAGAACTAGTTCCGATTAAGTCTTTTTCTAGTGACGGAATCGGTAGCAGCGTCATCCCTGCCTCAGCCGGAGTCCTGCCGCCCTTCCGCGTGTTACATCGGTGACAGCACACGACGACGTTCTCCAGGCTGTTCGGGCCCCGCGGCAAGATATGGTCGTAGGTCCCGCCGAGCGCGCTGCGCCGATCGGACCAGTTGACAGGCTTCCCGCAGTACCGACAGGAGTTTTGGTCCCTGGTTCGTATCGCCTCGACCAGGCCGCGCGTGGAATACAGTTGTTTTCGCCGCTGGTCCCAATCCCGACGCGCCTTGATGTCACCGGAGCTCGGGTTGTAGACCTCGTAGTCATGGATGAGGAATCCGTCCGTGCCCTCGTGCCAGAGGCGGACGTCATCGCGTGCGAGCACCCGAGCGACCTCAAGCGGCTTGGCGTCGTGTCGGAAGTGTGTGACTACCGCGAGCGGGAGGAAGCCATCCGTGAGGTTCCGCGCGGAGAAGCACAGGCCCTCGATGTAGATGGCGATCGCGCGTGCGGTGCCAAAGCGGCCGAGGTGAATCCCGGCGGTGAAAATCTTCCGGTGGTCTGAAAAACTGTCATCGAGCTTGGCCCACATAGGTAAACGAGATCTGGCGACGAAGCGATGTTTACTCCGTGACGGCGATCATGCGGTCGAGGAGATCGAGCGCCGACGCCTGAAGTTGCTCGACCGTGGTCCGGAGCCGCTCCCAGGCGGCGTCCCTGGCGGCGTCCCTGGCGGCGGCCCTGGCGGCGTCCCAGGCGGCGGCCCTGGCGGCGGCCCTGGCGGCGGCCCTGGCGGCGGCCCTGGCGGCGGCCCTGGCGGCGTCCCTGGCGGCGTCCCAGGCGGCGTCCCAGGCGGCGGCCCTGGCGGCGTCCCTGGCGGCGTCCCTGGCGGCGT